AGAGGTAAAGTCGTCAGGGCTGAACCGATCAGTGCATTACATGAGACAGGCAAGATTAAATTAGTAGGCAGGTTTGACGAGCTGGAGGATGAGCTGATGTCATTTACCACCACCGGATACACAGGTGAGAAGTCCCCCAACCGGGCGGATTGGTTTGTATGGGCGTTTACAGAGCTGTTCCCAGGCATTGCTAAACCTAGAAAAGAACGTAAGCCCATCCATTGCCCCAACTTAATAACGGCGTTTAGCTAATGGCAGAAGACAAAGAAACTCCAGAAAAAAAGCTGGCCCGGTTCAAGACCGAGACCGCAGAGGACTACGACGCTATCGAAGACCTGCGGGATGCTTGCGCTGAAGATATGCGCTTTCGTAATGTTGTGGGCGGGATGTGGGAAGACTGGCAATCCAGAACTCACGGGAATGGTACGAACAGGGCTAAGTTAGAGTTTGATATTGTTTCCGAGTACGTGAATAGATTTATAGGCGAATGGACGCAGAACCGCTCAGGCCCGTTGTTTGAACCGGATGGAGATGACACAACAGAGGACGATTCCGAAATGCTCAACGGAATCTATAGGGCAGACTTCAAGGATTCCGATGGTGTAATTGGGGTGGATAACGGTGTTGAGGAGATGGCCGAGTGTGGTATAGGGGCTTTCCAGTTATCGACACAGTTTAAGGATGAAGACGATCCTGAGAATGAGAATCAAGATATTATCTTCGATCCCCTTTATAATTCTTATGATCATGTGATATGGGATGCCAATTCAAAGCGTATTGATAAGGCCGATGCCAAGCATTGTACTAAGCTAACCACTTATACCGAAAATGCATTTAATGACGAATTCCCAGACGCCGAGCCTATAAGTGCTTATGAGCCTGATAATCGGGGTTTCACGTGGAACACGCCTAAACTAATCACAGTAGCCTCAAGGTACGAGGTCAAGAAAGAGAAACTGACTGTCCATGTCTATGAGAATTTAGAACTAGGACAGGTACAGGCTTATGAAGCCAAAGATATAGACTTAATCAAGGATGAGCTAGCCGATGAGGGCTGGGAGTTTGTCCGTGAACGAGTCTTAGAAAGGAACCGTGTGTATAAGTCTATATTCAGTGGTGCCGCACTGATCGAGGATGAGAAGCTTATAGCGGGTCGGTTTATCCCGATTATACCCATATACGGATACAGGAAGTTTATTGACGGTCAGGAACATGTAAAGGGACTTGTAAGGCCTTTGAAAGACCCCAACCGATTATTTAACAGCTCTATATCACGGATTGCTGATGATTCAGCCAGTTCTCCTAATAGTATCCCGGTATTGGATGAAGATCAGATCGACGGTGTTGAGGATTCCTGGGAAAATAGACACCAGAAATCATACCTGAAAACCCGGAGCCGCGAGGATGCCGAGGGTAATAAGATTCCCACCAATCAAGAGATAGGATATATACAACCTAATCAGCTTGATCCCAACACCATCACAGCGGCTGAGCTAACTAATAACTTTATCCAGAGAATGACCGGGAACGCCCCCCAAGATCAGATAGACCCTGATGCTTCAGGTGTAGCGATTGAAGGGCTTAGGAAGCGCGAGAACCTGAGTACACAGACCCTTTCAGATCATATCGAACTGGCCATGAAACATTGCGGAAAAGTCTATTTAGGTATCTTTAACGATATTACTACAGGCGCAAGGTCTAAACGCTCTTTAGGTGAGGATGGCAAGGTCTCAATAGTTAAATTGAATAATCACGTAATGGATGAGGAAACAGGCCGCTTTGTGGTTGGTAACGATCTATCCAAGAAACGCTTTAAGGTTAATGTAGTATCAGGACCACAGTACGAAACACAGAAAGAGGCCACCATACAGACGATTGAGCGGATTATAGGAATCATTAAAGACGTTAAACCGCAATATATCGACCCCCTTATAGGTTCGTGGGTCACGAATATTGACGGCCCAGGACTTAAAGCATTGAAGAAATTTAACCGGAATCAGATGCTATTAGGCGGATTGGAAGAACCTGAGACCGATGAAGAAATAGCCATGCTAGAAGCCGCAGGGCAACAGACTAACCCACAAGATGAACTCGCAGCAGCCGCTACCAAACAGCAGGAGGCCGAGGCCATGAATCTAGCAGCGTCCGCCGAGAACAAGCAAGCTGATACGCAGAAGAAAAAGGCAGAGACTGAGGAAATACTGGCGGGACTACCCGGTAAAAAGCTTGAACAGGTAGATAAGGTCGTCGATATTAGCCAGAAACGCGCACAAAATATGATGCAGCGGTTTGCAAATTGAATATTATGTTAAATAGGACTATTATGTTAAATAAGGCTAGGGGTAGCTCCCCGATGCCCAGTACCGTAGCCGGTGCGAACGTACGCGACGAATCGCGGGCCGAAAGGCACACTCCACCATGTGAGGTAAAACCATGAGCGAACAGGCGATAGAAACCCTAGAGGACGAAAACGAAGTTGAAAGTGAAGAACTGGATACTGAACTCGAAACCGAAACGGAACTGGAAGAGACAGCGGGAGCTGAAACTGAAGGTGAAGAAGAGGTTGAGATAGTCTTTGAGGGAGAGGATGAGCCGACCTCTAAACCAACAGTACCGCTTAATAAGCATTTAAAGGTTAAGAAGTTACTTAAAGGCAAGATCGAGGCAGAATCACAGGAGAAATCAGCGGCAGAGAAACGGGCCGAAATGCTGGAGGAAGAGCTTAAACTGTATCAGATGAAAGATCAGAATAAGCCCAAATCCAGACCGAAACCTGAAGACTTTGACACTGACGAATCCTATGAAACTGAACTTGATCAGTATTACGCTGAGAAAAGCCAGGAAGCAGCAGCCAAGATCGTTGAAGAACGGCTAAGCACTCAGCAAACGCAAGCGACTCAGACGCAGAATGAACAGCAACTGGAGGATAAACTGCTCAAGCATTACGAACGAGCAGCTGAGCTAAAGGTTTCTAATTATGATGAGGCTGAGAACCGAGCTGTAGAGTTATTCGGGCTAGACATTGCCAAGCAGATTATGGCGAACTATGACAAAGCCCATATATTACTCTATCACTTTGGATTACCTGCGAATGAGGCGAAAGCCCAATACTGGAAAGGCCGGATAGAATCTAACCCGATTGGCGGACTGATGGAACTCGGCGACTATGCAAAAGGTTTAAAGCAGAAGTCGAAACGCTCAACAGCCCCTGATCCTGAGACTAAGGTAGAGGGAGGCGTTGGAGTTGGTAAAGACCAGCTACGACATGCTAAGGGGGCTACGTTCACATAGGTGACACATGGCTAACACATTTGAAAGTAACTTTACGCGAAAGGTCGCAATGAAGGTTATTGAACCTTTTGAAACCAACCGCGTAATCTCTAAAAACGTCGATACTCAGCTGGTACAGGGTGCTTTTAACCCTAACTCCGGTACTCAGGTCGATGTAAAACGCCCGACTGACCATACTGTTATCAGTACGGCAGACGGTAATATTTCCACCACTCGTTCAGATATTATTACTGGTAAAGCAACTGCCACAGTTCAGAACTATATTACTGTTGCGGTAGATTACGATGAAGTAGACGAATCCCTGAAAATGGGTACGGATATGGATCGTTTCTGGGATGATATTGCTAACCGTATGGTTATCCAGCTAGAGAAGAACTTTGCGGCTTTTGCTGTAAAGAATACCGCTCTATTGCAGGGTACTCATGGCCAGGGTGTTGATTCATGGGCCGAGGTTGCTAATGCGGGCGCACTAATGCAGGCTACCGGCGTACCAATGAGCAAACGCTGGTGCTACTTCCTGAACCCTTATAGTCAAGTTGCTTTGGCGACTGAGCAGCGGTCTTTGGGTGTTAATCCTGAAGCGGGAAGTGCTAACGAAAGGGCCACTGTAAACGTAAACTTTGCAGGCTTTGACGTTAAAACCGCAACCACTTTACCGACTTATACCTTGCCGACTACCGGCGATCTGATAGGCGTTGTGGGTGGCACTCCTGTGGTGACTTATGCAGCGGCCAAAGACACCATGACCCAATCTATTGATGTCACAGGTATTGGCACGTTCACAGGCACTATTCCTGCGGGTACTCAGGTCCAGATCACAGGCCGTAATCGTTTGAATCTATCGACTCGTGACCCTGTACTGACTGCGGCAGGTGCTAACGTGGTATGGACTGCAACTGTAACGGCAGATGCTTCCTTTACTACCGGCGCGGGTACTCTGGTTCTTACTGGCCCAGGTATCTATGAAGCCTCTGGCGCGTATAACACTACAGACTCCGCTATTATAGCGACTGATGTTATTACTATCCTGGGCGCTGATGCGACTACTTACCAGCCTAATCTGTTTTGGCATCCTGACGCATTTACTATTGCCTCGGTGCCTATTAAGAAACTCCACTCTACCGACACTCTGGCGACAACTTCAGACGGTTTGCAGATGCGTGTTTCTAAATACTCAGACGGTGACGCCAACAGCCAGACAGTCCGGTTTGACTTACACCCTGCATTTGGTGTGATGAATCCGTTTTTTGCTGGACAAGGCTTCGGTACTGCTTAAACTAACCGGGGGGCTTCGGCTCCCCATCTTGAGGGTAATATGACAATCAAATGGGTTAAACCGAGTGGTCAAGAGATTGAAACGAACGAACTCAAGGAAACCATTGAATACTGTGAGAGTTTAGGCTGGGAACGAGCTAAGAAAAAGCCCGGCCCTAAGCCCAAGGTAAAGACCGATGACAGTCGGGACTAAAATAATTGAAAGGTCGCTGGAACATCTAGGGGTTAGCACGCCTGTATCTCCGGCGAATCCTGAGTCCATTCAGTCTGTAAAAGACGTATTGAATGGCATGATAGCGCGGTGGGAGGATGAAGGGATTTTAATGGGCTGTGTGCCGTTAAAAGAGCCTGGATCAGAACTCTCCGAACCATTAGGCGCAAGAAACGGGATCGAGTTTAATCTCGCGATTGAAGCGGCCCCCCTATTCCCTGCGGCTAACCTATCGCCACTACTTATAAGAAGTGCCAATAAGACTTACAACGAGATTAAACGTAGGTGGAAAACCATCACCATACCAAATGCTAAGGTCAGGGGTACGCTACCCAAGGGCCAAGGCAACTGGTATCAAGGTTATGATGGCGATACGTTCTTTGATGAGGGTGAAGACATTGGCTGACATCGACCTTCCAACTGGATTTGATGGAACGCTGAAGCTTCCACGAACTCGGCGGACGTTGGTTAATTGCTG